CATGGACTATGCGTATAGTTGGATTGGTTGGGGGCATCATGGTGCTCGTACATCATATGCACATGATTATGCCAACCGACTGATCACGGTAGAAGTTTGATACAATAGAATAGGTTGGGAGGGGTTGACAAAAAACTTCTCCCCCACTATAATAACTACATACTAAACATGCCTCAGTAACTCAGTGGACTAGAGTATCCGCCTTCTAAGCGGTTAGTCGTTGGTTCGAATCCAACCTGAGGCGTTTGACTTTTTAACAAAAAAGTCTTATAAATAAATCACTTAGGTCGAAAACAATGTCTTTTCAAATGAACAACAAACAGATTAACATTCTTGATTGCCGCTATTGGCATATCGAGGGTACTCCCCTGTTTGCTGACATGGAAAGACATATGTAAGATGTAATCCATAAAAGCAAAAGACAGGGGAGAGAAACCAAAAGTTTCCTCCCCTTTTTTGTTGTCTGTGACAGTTTCTTAAGTGTCCACCAGTCCATCCTAAGAGACCGAACGGTGGTATTCTAGCTAAGTGGTCGAGAGAGACCACGATTCGAACCTTGAAAATTTAACTCTTTGGGACATTAACTCAGCGGTAGAGTATCCGGCTTTTAACCGGTTAGTCCTCGGTTCGAATCCGAGATGTCCCATAGACCGCCGCAGTTCGGTCTCTAAACATAAACTGTTCGGGAGGATTTCCGAGTGGTTAAAGGAATCTGACTGTAAATCAGACGGCTCTGCCTTCACAGGTTCAAATCCTGTTCCTCCCACCTTGACCCATTAGTGTAGCGGTCTATCACGCCACCCTGTCACGGTGGAGATCACGGGTTCGAATCCCGTATGGGTCGTTGGGTTGCTGCCCGATATGAAAAACACTTCCGTTACCTAGCTAGTAACTATGGTTGTGAAAAATCGGAATTTCCTCTGCCCGTGCTCTTCGGGATGTGAATTGAGGAAAGGTAAAGGGAAGAGACAGCAACCCATTTTGTTCCTATCGACTAGCGGTTAGGTCACCACCCTTTCAAGGTGGCAGCACGGGTTCGAATCCCGTTAGGAATACCAAGGAAACATAGCTTAGTTGGTAAAGCATTCGACTGATAATCGAAAGACCACTGGTTCGAGTCCAGTTGTTTCCATTGGAAGTGTGGCAGAGAGGTCTAATGCAGTGGATTGCTAATCCGCCGATGTACCTAAGTGCATCCGTTGGTTCGAATCCAACCACTTCCGTTTGGCAGTATAGCTCAGTCTGGCAGAGCACGGGTCTCATATGCCTATGGTCGATAGTTCAAATCTATCTACTGCCTTGTGTCGTTAGCCTAGTGGTAAGGCATCGGTTTGTGGAACCGACTAGATGGGTTCAATTCCCATACGGCACCCCGCCCTTATAGCTCAGTGGTAGAGCAACTCACTAGTAATGAGTAGGTCGTTGGTTCAAATCCGACTGAGGGCTTGGGAGATCGTCTAATGGTAGGACACCGCCCTTTGAAGGCGTTTATCTAGGTTCGAATCCTAGTCACCCAGTATATCCATGTAGCCCAATTGGAAGAGGCAATAGACTAAGGATCTATTTGTTGGAGGTTCGAGTCCTCTCATGGATACCATGTCGGATTGGTGTAATTGGTAGCACGGCGGTCTCCAAAACCGCTAGTGGGGGTTCAAGTCCCTCATCCTTCGCCTGCCCTGGTAACTCAGTGGAAGAGTGCTTCGCTACGAACGAAGAAGACGGGAGTTCAAATCTCTCTCAGGGTGCCATTTAAAAATCTAAATATCAGAGGTATAGGTATGTAAAGATGGAAATAGTAGAACCACATTCAACAATATTGGTTCTGAACAGCTCCTATGAACCAATTCACTTTACAAATTGGAAAAGAGCCATAGTACTCTTGTTCAAAGAAAAAGCAAAACTAATTACAAAAAGAATTATTCGTTTAGTTAATTATGTAAAATTGCCCTTCACACACGGTAAAACTGATTATCCAACTAGATCTATGATCTATAAAAGAGACGATAATGAGTGTCAATACTGTGGATCTAAAACTAATCTAACAATAGATCATGTTATTCCTAGGTCCAGAGGTGGAGAAGATACTTGGGAAAATTTAGTAACTTGTTGTGCATCATGTAATTCCAAAAAAGGAAATCTTCTTCTTAAAGAAACTAACATGGCTTTAAAAAAGATTCCTCATGCTCCTTTTAGTAAAGTCGTTTTAGATCTTCAGAAAAGTAGAGTTGCAGAATGGAAAGAATATATTTTTGTATGACTTGACAAACATCATGTCTATGGTATGATGTTTCTACTGGAGAGGTGTCCGAGTGGCTTAAGGAGCAGACCTGGAAAGTCTGTGTGGGAGTAATTTCACCGAGGGTTCAAATCCCTCTCTCTCCGTTGACAACCGAACAATTTTCTGATACTATATACTATGTTCAAGAGGATGCAAATTCTGTTGCTTCGGACTGGGGTTCGACTCCCCACAACTCCATTGCAAGGGGTTGCCAAGGTTTCGACGGGGTAGTAAGGTTGTATCTGTTGACGGGACAAAAAACAAACGCAAACAACATCGTTGCATTCTCTCGCAGTAAGTCTACTGCCCTAGTTTAGAGAGACGGGGTGATAACAGCCCTGTAAAGAAAGTGTTACGAGCAGTGAAATGCTGCTATCATTGTGGGGAAGTGTAACGGTTGCACAGAAGTCTCATAAGCTTCAGGAAGGAGGTTCAATTCCTCCCCCCGCCACCAAATGCCGTTGGTAGTCTAGTGGTCAGGACACCCCGACAAGGGAGTTAGAGAAGTAGGGGTTCGATTCCCCCACAACGGCACACATTCCCTTATAGCTCAATTGGCAGAGCACGGAGCTGTTAACTCTGGGGTTCCTGGTTCGAGTCCAGGTGGGGGAGTTGAAAGGACATAAGTTCTTTCATAAGACTTCGGGATCATCATATCCGAAGTCACCAACTGTCGGTGTGGCGTAATTGGTAGCCGCGTATGGTTTAGGCCCATATGGAGTAATCCGTGAAGGTTCAAGTCCTTTCACCGACACTTGCCAATCTAAACTACATAGTTTATAATTGGTACATGCGGAATTAGTTCAGTGGTAGAACGCCATCCTTCCAAGTTGGATGTCACCGGTTCGAATCCGGTATTCCGCTCTTGAGAATTTCGACGGAAGTTCTCTGGGTGTGACAGAATAACTCCTGTGGTTATGTACGGAGTAATGTAGTAGGTTAGGGGTGGTGCCCGCTGTATCGTTGAGAAATCAAAGGTATAGAACTCTCTACCTGAGAGAACCTAAGTACTGGGAATAACGTTAGGCTAGTGAAACCTTCCCGGTTGTGAGTAAAGCCAATTCTCACCCCCCACCCCTAACGGGAGATTAACTCAGCGGTAGAGTGCGCTCCTTACAAGTGTGAAGTCACTGGTTCGAATCCAGTATCTCCCATTACTAAATACTTCTAAAGTATTTTTGATATAATGGAAAAACTTTTTAAACTATTGAGTGATGCTCAGGCATCACTTTTTGTCTTATTCCATAAGACCTGGGCCTATCATTGGAATGTAGTAGGAGAAGATTTTCCACAACTTCATACCCTTTTTGGTGGTCAATATGAAACAATGTTTGAAGAAATTGATCGCATCTCTGAACATATGAGGTTCTTAAATGTAAAACCTCTTAACAGTCTAGAGAGAGTTTTAGAAGTATCAAAAGTCAAAACGGGTCAAAGTACAACAGATTGCCATAAGATGGTTAAAGATCTGTTAAAATCAAATCAAGATCTTTGTGATCTTCTTACTGAAGTTGCTGAAGAAGCTGATGAACAGAAGTCAAGAGCAACTTCAAATCTTGCAGATGATCTAAACGAATCTCATGGTAAATTTGTTTGGATGTTGAGGTCTTATTTGGAGTCTTCTCCTGGATTAAAAGAAGAAGTAAATGAGATTGAAGAGTTAGAAGATGAAATTGTAGAAGAAACTACAGAAGAAATAGTAGAGGAACCTACCGAAGATTGATTAATTAAAGGTATAGTACAATGTTAAGAGTAAGATGTAAGGTGTGTAACACCGAGTTGGAGTCTCATCCAACTAAAGCCGTGTGTTGTGGATGTGATAATATGACTCTTGTAAAAGGAGATACTATTACTGCTGTTGACTTAAATCAAGTAGTCATGTTAAACTCAGTTAAGGAAACTAAGAATTCTGGTGTACTTAGTGCGTCAGATCTTGCATATCAAGAGTCCAGAAGGGCCCGTAAGGTTCGTAAACTGGATTTTGAAATCCGATAGGAGGATTGGCAGAGTTAGGTTTAATGCAGGGGATTGCTAATCCCCCGATGTACTTTAAGTGCATCCGTTGGTTCAAATCCAACATCCTCCGTTTGGAAAGGTGACCGAGTGGTTTAAGGTAGCAGTCTTGAAAACTGCCGAGGTGAAAGCCTCCGTGGGTTCGAATCCCACCCTTTCCGTTTAGAATAGTTACAAATTTAACAATTACTTAAACACTTTTTGCAAATCAACACATAACGTTGACAATAAAGGCTGGGTGATTAGTATATAGCCATGTACAACTCAATAATAACATGGACGATCATACCTATAATAATTGGGTAAAGATCAAAGAGACCTTTGAGGCTTCTGGAAATCTTGACAATATGTTTTATAAAAGAGCATGTGAGATTGTAAAAACTAAAAGAGACCCTCTTGCAAAGTTTTTTGGAGATGAAAAATGATGCACGAACAAGATGAATTAATTACACGTTCTGAAGTTCAGGAGATGATCGATGCAGCAATACGACGACACAACCGTAATGCTTCTATCATTAGTATGTGCGTCGGTTGGGTGGTTCTTGCTTTATTTGCTGAGGGACTTTTGAGATTGGTTGGAGTTATTCCTCCTTTACTACCATGGCTCAAAATCACTCTGAATTAATTTTTTTGGTTCCGTGGTTTGTTCTTTTGGTTATTTCTCTTTCTATGTTTGTACAAGGTTGGATGATTATGAATGCTCATCATGGGTATTCAAAAAGTCCAAAAGTTAAACATCCAGAATTAAACGACGTTAAGGCAGGAGATCCATTACTAGTGGTTAGATTCACAGAAGAAGATTTGCAAGAACTACATCAAAGAGTTTTTCAACAAAAAATGGAAGAACTCTTTGAAGAACCATCTACTTACGAGGATGAAGAAGATGATTAAGACAATATTTGCACTATCACTGATATATGCAACCCTTATAGGGTTGTGGATTTATTGGGGACTTACACACGCTTACTAGGAAAACAGTATGAAAGTAGGACTAATCGGACTTGGAAGAATGGGCGAAGGTATGTCTCGCCGTATGATGAAAGCAGGTATTGAAGTTTGGGGATATCGTAGAAATTATGAAAAAGCAAACGAAACCTTTGAAAAGGGATTTGTTAATGGAATTGCAACTAATATTGAAAGCCTTGTTAAAGTAGTTAAACAAAATAAAAATGGTGGAACACAACCAGGAATCTTTCAGATGGTTGTCCCTGCCGAAACCGTAGAGGAGACGATCAATGAGTTACTACGATATTGTAGTGAAGGAGATATTATTATTGATCATGGCAATAGCAATTTTAAAGACAGTCGGAAAAGAGCAGAACGTCTGGCAAAACTTGGTATCCAATATATTGATTGTGGTACTAGCGGCGGTGTTTATGGTTTGGATCGTGGATACTGTCTTATGGTTGGTGGCGGAAATACTGCGGTCTCCACTTGTTCGCGCATTTTTGATGCACTCTCCCCAGGAATCAATGCTGCCCCCAGGACTCAATTTGACTCACCTATAACTTCATCTGAATATGGTTGGTTGCATTGTGGTGGTCCAGGTGCAGGACACTTTGTGAAGATGGTTCATAATGGAATAGAATACGGAATAATGCAGGCATATGCTGAGGGATTTAATATTATTAAGAACGCCAATGCAGGTGCAAAGTATGTTAGAGAGGGAGATGCAGAAGTCGCTCCAATGTCGGATCCTGAAAGTTATTGCTATGATATTGACGTTGCTGAGGTGGCTGAGTTATGGCGTCGCGGTAGCGTTGTTGGTTCTTGGTTACTTGATCTTACTGCTGATGTGTTACGCAGGGATGGTAGCCTTAAACAGTTCTCTGGAGGCGTATCCGATAGCGGTGAGGGTCGTTGGACTGTTTCTGCCGCTGTGGACCTGGGGGTTCCCGCTCCTGTTATTACTACTGCCCTTTTTGAAAGATTTAATTCGCGCAATCTCGGTACTTTCGGAGCCAAGATTTTAAACGGTATGCGTTATATGTTTGGAGGTCATCATGTTAGGTAAAGCACTTTTATTTGTTGCTATTCCTTTTGTCTTATCAACACTCTATTTCGGAACAAGAGGAGGATACTATGACTCCAAAGACTATAAGGGAAATGGAACCGCACATTAGGCAGAGATATTGGTTTGCTTCATCTTCATTTTCAAGGATGCTTGGAGTAAAAACTACAATGAATGATATGCATATCAAACAGTTTTGTATCGAATGGTCCTATTGGGATGTTCACGCACCTTTGAGTGGTCTAGATGAGGCAGACCAATATTTTTACTACGAGTATAAAAATTGGAGAGGAAGATGATTTTCCATATTGTAGAGACACTTGCATCTAGTTCTTTATTTCTTTTTTTATGTGGATGTGGCTTGACAATCGTGCCATTTGCTGGTATTATGTTTATACATAGAAATAGGTAACCGGGTTTAGCGCAGTTTGGTAGCGCATCTGCTTTGGGAGCAGAGGGCCGGGGGTTCAAATCCCTCAACTCGGATTAATTTTGATTCATCAAATTCAAAATTGTTATGAATAAGAATAAAACTTTTTGCATGGCTCCTTGGGTTCATATGAACATCAATCCTAATGGTGATGTATATCCATGTTGTCTATTGCCCATATGTGAAAGTGATACAAGTATTGATGGTCAAGAAGATAATGTATATGAACAAGAAAATCCATTAAAGTATATTGCTTCTGAATGCGAAGGTCATCCTAGAGATTTTCGTGTTGGTTCATTGATGAATGAGTCTCTTCAGGAGATTTGGAACAATGATAAGATGCGAGAACTTCGTAGAAATATGATGGCAGGAAAAAAATCCAGTTTCTGCACATCTTGTTATAAAGAAGAAGAAGTTGGACATTCTTCTTTGAGAAATACTATGAATAATAATTATTCAAAACATTATAAGTATGTCAAAGAAACTAAAGAGGATGGTACTTTTGAAAGGTTCAATCTTGTATATTGGGATTTTAGATTAAACAATATCTGTAACTTTAAATGCAGAATGTGCGGTCCTGGTTGCAGTAGTGCCTGGGAACAAGAAATGAGAAAAGAATTTGATATTAAGGGGGAGTTTCCAAAAATTGATATGGACATGGTTCGTCATGATATTGAACCATTGTATGATATTGTTGAAGAAGTATATTTTGCCGGTGGAGAACCTCTAATTGCTGATCACCACTACGAAATATTGAACAAACTAATCGAAAAAGGTAAGACTAATGTTCCTATTCGATATAATACCAACTTCAGTACTCTCATATATAAAGGGACTAATGTTCTTGATTTGTGGGATAAATTTGAAGACGTTCATATTATGATTAGTTTGGATGGAATTGGAAAAAGAGGTGAGTTAATCCGTAAAGGATTTGATTGGCAAAAGTTTCTAAATAACTTCAAACTTTTTAGAAGTAGATTTCCTCATAATAATGTGAGAATTAATTTTGTTGTTCAGGCAATGAACTGTTTCCATGTTATGGATGCTCATAAAGAGCTTTACCTCAGAGGAATAATTAAGAGTTGGGATGAATTTTCTTTGTGTATTTTGCATAATCCAGATTTCATGTCAGTTCTTATTCTTGATTCTAAGTCAAGAAAACTACTTGGAGAAAAGATTAAATATCATATAGAAAATTATCTTGTACCAGCAAAGGCACAAGAATCAATTAAACAATACATATCGATTCTTAAACTTTTATCTACAGATAAGAAAGATAATCTAATTCCGCATTTTAAAGCTTATATGTCTGCACTAGATAGTATACGGAATGAAAATTCTTTAGAAGTTTTTCCTGAATTAGAGAGAGTTCTGGGCAATGATTGATACAAGTAGAATTAATGTAAACGGTAAAGTTTTTTGTGTTGCACCTTGGATGAATCTAGATATTCGTCAAGATGGTGAAGTGAAGCCTTGTTGTGTTTCTGAATATCTTTATGGAGATATCAAACAAAAATCTTTATGGGAAATTTGGAATGATGATCCCATAAAGAAACTTAGAGAAAACATGCTTAATGGAGTACCTCATAAAAATTGTGAGGTATGTTATGTTAATGAAAAGGCTGGAAAGAGTTCCCTCAGACAAGACTTAAATGGTAGTTTGTTTAGAGATTATCCTGAATTTGTTTATAAAACAAATGATGATTACTCAGTTACAGAACCTGGATTTGTTCAATGGGATGTAAAACTGAGTAGTAAATGTAACTTCAAGTGTAGGATGTGTAGTGTAACCTCCAGTTCTAGTTTTGAATTAGAACAAACTGGTAAGATTTCTGGAAGGTGGAACGCATCTGAGAAAGCATATGAAGAAGTAGAACCTTATCTAGGTGTTGCTAAACATTTATATTTCTCTGGTGGAGAATCATTAATCATAGATGAACATTGGAAAATCTTAGACAAATTAGTTGAACTAGGTAAAAATGATGAAGTTACTCTTGCTTATAATAGTAACTTTAGTAATCTAATTTATAAAGGAAGACATATTTTCGATTTGTGGGATAAGTTTAATAACGCTGTAGAAGTGCATATAAGTGTTGATGGTGTAGGAAAAAGAGGTGAATTGATTAGGAAAGGATTTAAGTGGGACAGGTTTCTTTCACATGCAAAACAATTTAGAGAAAGATTCAAAGATAAGGAACATACTCATGAATTGCATTTTGATTGTACAGTCCAAGCATTGAATATTTTTGATGTTGTTACATTACATCAATATCTTTATAATAGTGGACTAATGAAGAATATTGATTACTTCTTCTTAAATTTCATGCAAGGTCCAAGAGAAATGACTGTTTGGGTATTGGATAAAAAAACCAAACAAGCTGCAAAAGAAAATATTAGAAATCATATTGATAATTTCTTAATACCGAATGGATCTACTAGGAGTGTAATTTTCTTTGAAAGTCTAATAACTTACATAGATTTGTACCAAGAACAATTATTGATACCAGATTTCTTAAGATCGATGAGAAAGTTTGATAAATTAAGAAATGAAAGTGTTATAGAAACATTCCCAGAATTCCAACGAATATGGGATGCAATAAAAATCAGAAAGGCCCCTTGACAACGGTAAAAATCTAAGTTAAAATAAGTCTAACGAAATGAAATCAATGGAACAATTCACGGTTGAGGAATTCCAAAATAGATTCGACGAACTCTTTAATAGAGTTGAAGATGGTGAATCTTTTAGAATTGTTAGTGAACACGGAACCGCAATTATTGTGCCACACAAAGAAGTTGTAAAAATATTTGAAGATCTTCCTTCGGATGAAGAACTCATACGAATACATACCGACCACGAAGAAGGTACTTGACAAGTTTACTTACCCAAACTAAACTGGGTTTTTATGGGACTGTCGCCTATTGGTTAAGGCCCACTGCTTATAACGGTGTGAACAGAGTTCAATTCTCTGCAGTCCTACTTGCTGGTTTAGCTATCTGGTGAAAGCGCCCGACTCATAATCGGTCTCAGGTGGGTTCGATCCCCTCAACCAGCATGGACAGTTTTTAAACCGTCCATCTTGACTTCTCTAAGTCTAACCCCTATAATAACAAGGTAAACAAAACAAAAAAAATGTCACTCACTGCTAAATTCAAAAAAGATCTTCAAACCCTGAAGTCTGCTGCGAATGGAGAATCTTATCTCGATGTGAAGAATCCGAAACTTTACAAAAAAGTTCGTAGGTTTTATGAATCTAATGGTGCAATGTTTTCAGGTGATCCTCTTGATGATTATGAAATCTTGATGGAATACATTTATAATGATCTGGAAGCTGAAGGAGTTCTTGCATAATGATCGAAACACTCCCTAAAGTTCTTCTTGAAAGAGAAGGATATAGGTTTGTTCAAAAAGGTATCATTGAACTCAATGGTATGCCTGATTATAGAATGCAAAAAAAGGATTCTTATACCAAACGCTGGAATGACATTTATCTTTTTGATAATGGTCTACAATGTACTACTGCAATGGAAGACATTGAGTATGCGAAATGGTTAGATCCAGATCGAGTTCCCTGTTATGTTCGGGATGATGAAGACACGGATGGTCTATAACAGCACTGGTCGGGAGCAAACCCCTTATGTCTAAATCGAATCTTTTTCGATACATTGGAAATCTCCTCCTTCTTTCAGGATATTTTGTTCTGTTATGGGGAGATCCTAAAGTTGGATTACTTGTAAAATGTATCGGCAATGTCTTTGTCGTTCCTTTTGCAATCAAGTATAAGTTTTGGGATATTCTTGTATTGTGTGCTTTCTATGCCGCAATTGAAATTCCAAAATTAATTCAACTAACTTTTCCTAGTTTGGTAAACTAGGTGGTGGAGTCAATGACCCATTCTGACCCCGTTGGTAAGGGTCTTTAAATATGCCAACTGGTGCGGAGCATCTGCAACGGTTTCCTATTTTTCCGTTCGTCAAAAAGAATAGGTGGCGAGCCTGAGTTACAAAGGTGGGTTGCATAAACCCACCTTTTTTAGTATAATATATACTATTGAGATTATTATTTTTGATCAAAAAATGAGTCAATATATTAAAAAGGCACTTGTGCTTGGTGCCGGTGGCTTTATTGGAAGTCATATGGTTCGTAGACTTCGTTCCGAAGGTTACTGGGTTCGTGGTGTAGACCTTAAGTATCCTGAGTATTCTCCAACTGAAGCAAACGAATTTATTCAAGGGGATCTGCGTGATGTAGATTTTGTTCGTCGTGTCCTTGAATATAAAGGAGATAGGGGAAACTTTTATCAGTCAGTTCCTTATCGTTATATTCAGTCATTTGATGAGATCTATCAGTTTGCTGCTGATATGGGTGGTGCTGGATTCGTTTTCACTGGCGAGAACGATGCAGATATTATGCATAATTCTGTTACTATTAATCTGAACGTTCTTGAAATGCAACGTCAGATGAATGAAAAACTTGGTACTACTAAAACTAAAATTTTCTACTCTGGTTCTGCTTGCATGTATCCAGAGCACAATCAACTAGATCCTGACAATCCAGATTGTCGTGAAGAGTCTGCTTATCCTGCTAATCCGGATTCTGAATATG